ATTTAGGCGAGTATTCGTTTGCTGCTGCAATTACAAATGCCGATATTAACGAAGCAAACGTAATTCCAAGTGGTCTAGCCACCCTATCGGGAGCTTCTACTTATGTAGGCAACGACGCAATCGAGTCCGCAGTTTATGTTGTAAGCGTCGAAGTATTCCAATCACGTACCGCAGCAGGTGGGCAGATAGAGGGCGTGGACTTTGCACCAACTCCGTACCGTATGGGCAGAAGCCTCGTCAATCGTGTCCAGGCTCTACTTGCGCCGTTCATTGATGTCGAGTCGCTATGCCAATAAGTGCCACTCGTACTGCTCTAGAAACAGCTTTAAGCGGTATTGCCGCTAACGTTTACAATTCTGTACCTGAGTCGGTAATACCACCTGCAATAGTTATCGTGCCTGACTCGCCATACATTGAGTTCGAGACAATAAGCAAATCTACAATTAGGTGCAAACTAAATTTTACTATTACCGTTGCAGTTAGTTATTACAGCAACGAAGCAGCGCTAGACAACTTAGAAACGCTGCTACTATCGGTCTTAGCAGCTCTGCCTGCTAATTATGTAGTTGGGGCAGTAGATCGCCCGTCAATTACGCAAGTCGGTGCGAGTGATTTACTCGTTGCTGATTTTAATGTATCAACCTACTACACAAACTAGGAACAAATATGGCAACAACAGTAATAACAGGCAGAGATGTGTCCTTCACTATTGGTGGAAACTCATACGACGCACAAGCAACAAACGCAGTATTAACTGGCACAACAGATCGTCAGACATACCAAACACTAGACGGCAAAGCATACAAGGTTGTGGATAACGACTTTATTTTTACCGTTGATATGTTGGCAGACTGGGGCGTAACTGGATCACTTTGCGAAGGTATCTGGAACGCAACAGAAACTGCACCTGACTCTGGAATTAACGTAGCCTTCACAGCTGCAACTGGTGCTGCTTTTGCTTTCCAAATCCTACCTAACTGGCCAACAGCAGGTGGATCAGGAGTGGATGCACAGACTGTTAGCTACACCTTCCAGGTTATCGGCGTACCAGCAGAAACGTTTTAATTAACACAATCGGGGGAACAAATGAAACTAAATATCAAGATAACTACAAACGCAGGCGACCAGGCTACATACACAGCACAGCCGCCTGAGTGGCGCAAGTGGGAATTAGAAACTAACCAAAAGATCAGCAAAGATCCTTCACTAGGTATTAGCGATCTTATGTTCTTGGCTTATCACGCTATGAAGCGCGAGAATCCAAACAAGGCACAGATCAGCCTGGATAATTGGTGTAACTTGGTTGCAGATATTGAGATAGAGGAAACAGCGATAAACCCCACCCAAGCGGTAGCCTCAGCCGACTAATAGTCGAACTAGCTATCGCAACACAGATCCCTATGCAGTATTGGGATACGGCAGAGGATATTGCTACGGCACTAGAGATAATTAAGGAGCGTAATGGCAGACGTTAAAGTCGAGTATGACAAAGCCGACCTACGCCAAATCCTTAAATCCTTTAAAGCTATGGACGAGCAAGCAGTAGAGCAATCTAAGAAGTTATCTGCTGAGTTGGCTGAATATGCTGCTGATCAAATTAAGTCTGCTGCTAGACGCAATAATAAATATCCTAAAGGATCTATCAAAGTTGCTGACGGTGTTCGTATTGCTAAGTCCAGCAAAATCGGTGAGTTTAAGTATGGCTTTGCTAGTCAAAAGTTAAGTGGTGGTGGTAATACTACCGACATACTTTACGGCTTAGAGTTTGGATCTAGGCGCTACAAACAATTCCCTGGCAGATCGCCAAACAAAGGTCGTGGTAATGCTGGCTATTTTATCTACCCAACGTTAAGAAAAGAACAGCCTGAACTCATTGAAAAGTGGGAAAAGGGCTTTAAGCAGATTACGGATAAATACTAATGGCTGGCAATCGTACTCTTAAATTATCTATCCTTGCTGATACAGCAGATCTTGTTAAAGGTTTAAACAAAGCCCAAGATGAAACCGAGAAAAGCAGTAGCCGTATCGGTGGTGCGTTTGCAGCGGTTGGTAAAGCAGCTGCGCTTGCGGGTGCTGCCGTTGCAGCTTATGGCGTCAAATTAGCCGTAGACGGCGTGAAGGCTGCTATCGAGGACGAACAAGCCCAAGTCAAGTTAGCAGGATCGTTAGAGCGTGTTACTGGCGCTACTAAAGATCAGATAGCAGCCGTTGAGGAACAGATATTAAAAACCTCACTTGCTACTGGTGTGGCTGATGATGAATTACGTCCAGCGCTAGATCGTTTGACTAGATCAACTAAGAACGTAGATCAGTCACAAAAATTATTAAACCTTGCATTAGATATTAGTCGCGGTAGCGGTAAGAGTCTGGAATCTGTCACTAACGCTCTATCTAAATCCTTTGAGGGTCAAAACACAGCTCTAGGTAAATTAGGTGTTGGTATCTCAGCTGCACAATTAAAGACTATGGACTTTGACGACATAACCAAGCAACTAGCCAATACCTTTGAGGGTGCTGCTGCTGACGCAGCCGACACCTTTGCAGGCAAAACAGCCAGGTTACAGGTTGCCTTTGATGAAGCTAAAGAATCAGTAGGGGCTGCACTATTGCCAATCTTAACTCGTTTGTTTGACTTTATTAACGCATATTTAGTGCCAATCTTTGATCGCTTTGGCAAAGATACTTCAAGTTTAGGCACAACTATTAAAGATTTTTTGACACCAATCTTAAATACTTTGCGGTCTGCTTACGAAAAGATCAGCACAGCAGTTAGAGAAAACGCTGACGAATATGGTCCACTAATTGACCTGCTCAAATCTTTGGCTAACTTTGTTAAGGGTACAGTTGCACCGATATTAGTTGATGTATTAGGTGCAGCGTTTAGAGGCATAGTAAATACAGTTACCTTCTTAATTGACAAGATAGGCGATCTAATTCAGTTATTTGCTAGATTAGGTACTGCCATTAAAAACTCACCACTAGGATCGCTTGGTAATGCTATTGGCGACATATTTACAGGTGGTGGCAGTAAAGCAGGATTAAGTGTAAGCACCCTTGAAGGTGGCGTTGGTAGAAGTCAAGGTCAAATACTGCCTGGTACTGGCGGTAAAGTAATACTCAATGGTCGCGAATACATACAAACAGGTGACTTCTTAATACCACAATTTACTAAGAATCTTACAGCTGCCGAATCTGCTATCTACAACAGGTTTCTTAAAGATCCTGAGCGCCAGGCTATTACTGTAGGCGAACAGATTAAAGAACAGCAATTATTTGACATACTTGGATTTAAGCGTGTTACCGATTTACAAGGTGGCGCACAACCAAACGTAACTATTAACGTTAATGCACCTAGCGTAATTGACCAGGAAGGCTTTGCTAGAGCAGTTGGTACAGCTTTAAGTAATGCAACAGCTAGAGCAGGTACGATACAAACCACACCAGCCTTTGCAGTCTAATGCCAGCATACACACCAAATCCAGCCGTCTTAATTGACGGAGTAACTTACACAGGCGACACACTAAACGGTGTAAGCATTACTACTGGACGAACAAGTGTTGATGAACAGCCACGCGCAGGATATTGCACAATTACTTTGATAACGTTTGACAACGATATTCCTGTTGCTGAAATAGATCACTCGGTACAAGTTGAGATAGATGATACGACTGGCAACCCAGTAGTTATCTTTGCAGGTTTTGTTTCAGATATTGAGCGCAGTATTCAATCATACGGATCAGTTGGCTTTGCAACCACCACACGCATTACAGGCGTTGGCTCACTAGCTAGATTAAATAGGCGTTTGGTTGGCGGTTCAGGCTTTAGCAAAGAGTTTGACGGTACTCGTATTTACAACATTATTCAAGAAGCCACAGCTGAGCGCTGGCAAGATACTCCAGCAGGTGTTACTTGGGCTAGCGTTGATCCAACACTCACCTGGAATACTTACAATCCTTATTTAGGCAACATAGATACACCTGGCGATTATGAGATAGTTGCTTATTCAGACGGCGCTACTAATGCTTTTAACCTTGCTGGTTTAGTTGCTAATAGTGCCAGGGGCATACTTTACGAAGGCCGTGACGGCAGGCTTAATTACGACGACGCAAGCCACCGAGTTAATGAAGTTAGTGCCAATGGATTTACTACTATCCCGACTAACGTAATACTAGCCAGTAACTTATCTACTATTGAGCGTATGTCTGATCTTGCTAATGACATAACAGTTATTTACAAAAACGGACAAACCGAGTCAGATACTAACGCCGGGTCAATTAGCGAGTATGGTCAGTTAGCCGTATCTATTACTACTTTACTTGAGGAAGAAGCAGCTGCTTTAGCGGTGCTAGATCTTTATTTAACTACCCGAGGTTATCCTCGCCGATCCCTTAGCAGTATCACGATACCTTTACAGCTTGACTCTATGACCAATATCTTGCGTGACGATCTTATTGAGGTTTACAACGGTATGCCGCTAGAGATTAACCCACCGGACACAATTTACGAGAATAACTTTGCTGGGTTTGTTGAAGGTATAACCTGGACAATTAACCAATATGAAGTATTTTTAACGCTTTATCTGACAGAATACGCACTAAGCGTACTAGCACAGAATTGGAATCAAGTTTCGCCTTTAGAGGCTTGGAATACGGTTTCAGGTACACTAGACTGGGCAGAAGCCCAAGTCGTAGCATAAGGAGCAATAATGGCAACAACACCTAATTACAGCTGGGTAATGCCTGATCCTACCGACTTGGTTACGGATCTACCAGCTGACTTTGAGATATTTGGCGACGCGGTTGACGCAACCGTTTACACAATAGATCAAGAAGTAGATACAACTCGTACAACCTCTACACTTAACGCACAAACAGCCTCTTACACCTTGGTCTTAGGTGACGCAGGCAAAACTATTACTATGAGTGTTGCAAGTGCTAATAACTTAACGGTGCCGCCCTTTGCAGATGTAGCCTTTGCAACTGGCACAATGATTAACGTGATACAAATTGGCGCAGGTCAAACTACTTTAGTTGCTGGATCAGGTGTAACAATTAACAGCAAAAGTGGCAATTTAAAAATTACCGGACAATACTCAGGAGTTTCGCTTTACAAGCGTGATACTAATACTTGGGTTGCAGTTGGAGATTTAAGTGCATAGGTTGATCGGAATAAATAGTTTTGGCAAAGGAATACTAACTGTCGATTATTTAGTGGTTGCAGGTGGCGGTGGAGCAGCTAGTGGTGGCGGTGGCGCTGGTGGTGTGCGTTCAACCGTTGGCGCAACAGGTGGCGGTGGGAGTTTAGAAAGCGCCTTAACTTTGTCACCCTCAACAAGTTATTCATTCTCCATAGGTGCCGGTGGAACTTTTGGAAGTCACGGAACCGTACAAGGAACAAATGGATCTAATACAACTTTTAGCACTATTACTTCTACTGGTGGCGGTGGCGGTGGTTGTGGAGAAACTGGCTTATTTAATGGAAAAACAGGTGGTTCAGGTGGTGGCGGTGGATACAACAGAACTGGAACTGGTGGTACTGGTACAACAAATCAAGGTTTAGCTGGTGGTAACTCTACTTCCGGTGTTACTGGCGGTGGCGGTGGCGGTGGTGCTGGCGTGGCTGGTACAAACGGTCAATCAAGTAATATCGGTGGTGCTGGTGGTAACGGTATTTCTACAAACATTAGCGGTTCTACACTTAGTTATGGTGGTGGTGGCGGTGGCGGCTCATTAACCGTAGGTGCTATTGCTGGTGGAACTGGTGGTGGTGGAACTGGTGGTCGTGGTGATACTCCTAATACTGCTGGAACTGTTAATACCGGCGGTGGCGGTGGTGCCGCTAACTCTGCGGACGGTAAAGAAGGCGGGTCAGGAATTATTATTTTAAGATATCCTAGTGTTTTTAATATTTCTGTTTCAGGTGGCACTTCTTCAACAACTACGAGTGGTGCAAACAAAATTACTACAATAACTGCTGGTTCCGGAACTTTGAGTTGGTCATAATGGCACATTACGCGTTCTTAGACGACAACAATTTAGTCACAGAAGTGATAGTTGGTGTTGATGAATACATTACTCAAACAGACTCAAACGGAACAGATATTGGTGGTTCATCTGAGGCTTGGGAAACTTGGTACGGCGACTTTAAGGGACAAGTTTGCAGGCGTACTAGTTATAATGGCAACTATCGCAAGAATTATGCTGGCATTGGTTTTACTTATGATCTTAAACGTGACGCTTTTATTGCACCTGAGCCTGTTAATAACATTGGGTTTGATGAGGAAACTTGTCGGTGGATAATGCCTGTAATAGATGAGGAAAGTTAATGTATCCAGTACAGGGCTACACAATTAGCAACCACTTTGGGGTTAAAAACGATCGTTACAAAGCTGGTTACCACACAGGCATAGATATTAAAGCGCCTGCTGGTACGCCTGTCGTATCGGTTAGACCTTGCAAAGTAGTTGAAGTAAGCAATTACCCGAGCTGGGGCGAATCTTACGGTACAGCAGTTATTGTGGAGTTTAGAAACGGCCTTAGGGCTATCTATGCTCACTTATCTAAAACGACAGTAATCAAAGGCCAGGATCTAGCTGAGGGCGCTATGTTGGGCAAGGTAGGCACGACTGGCAACAGCACGGGGAACCACTTGCACTTTGAACTGCGCGAATCGCCGTACAAATATGACGATCACTTAGACCCTACTGATTTAATACTGCTGACAAACGAGGATAAAGAAGTAGCCAAGAAAGCAACTGCAAAGAAGGTAGCTAATGCCAAAAGCCCAGGAAAGCCCAAGCCTGCAAATACAAAGGCTACTCGCACAGATAGCAGCCCTAGCGTGTGATGTACCTGCCGTTGCTACTAACTACGTTTTAGTCGTTGAGTATTTTACTGAAACCGGCGATTATTTTGTAGATATGTTAAGTAGTGATGAGCAACCAATATGGCGCACCCAAGGCTTAGTGAATTACGCAATAGAAAATCTATCAGACGAAAGCGATGACAATGATGAAGATGACGAGTAAAGAAGGCAAGCAAATTGGTTTAGCACTAGGAGCGTTTCTAGCTGCCTGGACTGCTGCTAATTATGAACTAACCGCACAGGCAATACTTGGATCACTTGCAGCTGCAATAACCGGCCTGATAGCACCCCAAAAGAAGCCATAATGTTTATTGACGCTAACCTAATTCTGTCGTTTGCTACGCTACTATTATCCTTAATGGCAATACTAGGTAGCATAGTTAGAAAACTGGCAAAGATAGAAGCCCAGGTACTACCCAACAGCGGATCTAGTATCAGCGACAAAGTTAATAGCATAGATAAGCGTTTAGCAGTCCTAGAGGCTCAACTTAATAAATGAAGCGCATACTGATCGTATCCGATCTGCAAATTCCCTACCACGATAAGAGGGCAGTTGCTAATCTGATCGACTTCGTTAAGCGTTACAAACCTGATCAAGTAGTCACTATTGGTGACGAAATAGATATGCCGACTATTAGCCGTTGGACGGCTGGCACAGCTGGGGCTTACACAGGCACACTAGCTCAAGATCGTGACGAAACTGTACGCATACTTGAAGCGCTCAAAGTTACAGATGTAATTAGATCAAACCATACAGATCGTTTATTTACCACTATTGCACTCAAAGCACCTGGACTACTTGGAGTACCTGAATTAGAGCTGCCAAACTTCTTACGCTTTAAGGAGCTTGGTATTAAATATCACCGCAAGCCGTTTGAGGTAGCACCTGGTTGGGTAGCGCTTCACGGCGACGAAGGCAGCACAAACTCTACACCTGGTTTAACGGCTCTAGGATTGGCTAAGAGGCACGGAAAGAGTGTGGTGTGTGGTCACACCCATAGGCTAGGGCTAACGCACGTTACAGAGGCTTCTGGGGGTGTTTTAGGGCGTATCCTGACAGGCTTTGAGGTCGGTAACTTAATGAACTTTAGTAGCGCCCATTACCTAAAGGCAGGATCAGGCAACTGGCAACAGGGCTTTGGCATACTTTACGTTGATAACAAATTGGTAACGCCGTCAATGATTCCTGTGCATAAGAACGGATCGTTTGTGGTCGAGGGCAAAGTCTACGGAAACTAAAAACCCCTAAACGAGAGAGGTGTTTAGGGGTATCGCTTAGTTTGAGACGGCTGCGACACGCCAAATCATAGTGTTTGACTGATCACCTTGCAAGTGTCGGGCATAAGTGCTTAGATCTGTCTAGGCGGTAAATCGCCGCTACTAAGAGACGGAGTAGATATGCTGGAAGCACTAGAACTAGCTTTATGGCTAGTGATTTTATTTATCTGGACTGGCACTTGGTTTGCTTTAGGCAAACTAAAGGGTCAAATGGAAGCTGAGAAGTATCAGCAATTACTAGGCGACATAAGCCGCGAGAAGCAAGCACACAGCAAGATTATTTACGATTGGGCTCGCTATGGGCTTTAATCTTGAGGACTATCAAACCGTTGCTGAGCGCTTAGATATTGCTCATAAAGAATACCTAAACCTTCGTGTGATTACTTCCCTGATTCACATAGAACGCAACAAAGACGGATTACCAACTCATTACATATGCAAAGCAGAAATATGGATAGGTGATTTATTAAAGGCAACTGGTTGGGCGGACGAGATTGTCGGGAGCAGTCAAGTAAACCGAAATTTTAGCCTTCCTAATGCAGAAACGAGTGCAATTGGCAGAGCTTTAGCAAATATGGGAATTCAAGGTAGCGATCCAAAGAAAACACGCCCTAGCCGTACTGAAATGGCTAAAGTAGTGCAAATGGTAAAACCTGAAATTCAAGCAGTAAAGGACGCTAATCCGCTTGACTGGGGTAGCGATTTGCCATTACCACCTGAGCCACTAGATGATCCGTTTGGCGATTGGAATACTTGGACACCCTCAGATAATCCACCTGAGCCTAAAGCTGTAATTAACTCAACTAATATGCCAGCAACACCTAAGCAATTAGGGTTTATTCGCAAGTTATGTTCAGAAAAGGCCTTAGACGCTTACGAGTATGCAACTAAAGAGCTGGGCTACAAAGTAGAGAGCCTAAACCAATTATCTAGGGCTAATGCTTCACAACTGATAGAGAGCCTGAAATGAGCTTAGAGGGTATGCCGCTTATTTACACGTTGCCTAATGAGTTTGCTGACGCTAACGAGTGTCCAGCCTGTGTAGGTATGGGCTATTGGCTCAAATTTGACAATGACAATGGCGAGATAAAAGAAATTAAAGAAACTTGTGATCGTTGCTTAGGTAATGGTCTATTTAGACAAGAAATGAGAGAGAGTGATGATGACAATAAGTGAGAAGTTAGACTCAATGGAGTCAATAATAGCTACAATGATTGAAATGCAACAGCAGCAGCTGAACGCATTACTGGTTATGAAACAGGCGTTGAAAGAGGTGGCTTGTGACTATTACGCCCAATGAACCAATAGAGATAATCCCTAGTCGTCCATATTATGACGATTGGAGTGATGATGATACAGACTGAATACGACCTATTTAACTACCTCAGAAACATAGTACCTGATCTAACTGCTAGCCCTAATCCATACTCAGTCTATGACTGCTGGTCTAAACGCTTTAATATGTATGTTGAACTCAAATGCAGGCGCACCCATTACGACAAGCTGCTTATTGAATACACTAAATATCAAAGATTGGTTACTACTGCCTTTCTAGGCAGATATGTGCCATACTATGTATGCTCAACACCAAACGGAGTATTTGCATTTAATCTAATTAACCATAGCCCTGAGTGGGTGTCTGAGCTTATGCCAGCAACTACCTTTGGCAACCAAACCAAGATACCTAAAATGATTGGCTACTTACACACAAGTGAGGCTGAAAAGATATGGGAACTTCCGATTTTAAAATAAGTAGATGTGTATGCGGTGCGTGGCGACACGCCAATAGAACGTGTATCACTTGCTCAAACTTGACAAAGCATTACACTCAGCAGGCAGCGTCAGCGGCTTCCGAGGCCAGGCAGAGCGCCCCGAAGGGCGAACTCTTGCCTAAGCGATTTAATTAGGGTTTGCTTATGCTTGTGGATATGTTGATAACCATAATGCTTTACTCACAAAAGCCTAGTATCGAACAACCCTTACCTGTGGATAAACGGATAGAACGGTATGTAAGTAGAAGCTATGATCGTACTAATGCCAATTGCGCTTTACAGATCGCACATAAAGAATCAAGATTTAACCAATTCGCTTTATCTAGGGACAAGCAATACTGGGGCGTATTCCAATTGGGTCATACTCAATCCGATAATTGGACAATGCGAAGGCAGCTTAGGTTGGTTAGTGAATACATACAGCATAGATACAAGAACTGGTGCAATGCTTGGGTTCATCATCAGCGCCACAACTGGTACTAATGGCAACATACGATAAGCGTTGGCGCAAGATAAGACTCATAGTATTAAAGCGTGATGATTACTGCTGCTACTACTGTGGTGGTACAGCTACAACTGTGGATCACATACACCCCATATCCAAAGGCGGTGCTATGCACGATGAGAACAATTTAGTAGCTGCTTGCATATCCTGTAATAGTGGCAAGAAAGACCGTACAACAACCCCTGGGGCTTTTTTTAGGAGCAAAGGACACCCACGACCCCCTCTTTCCTTTTTACCCCCAAATCAGACTGAGCGCGTTCCTTCGCCGTTCAAGCAACCCGACTAAGATCTATTCAATGCTTAAAGAAACCGATCGAAGCCTGACGACACCTAGTAGTACGAGCGAACTGCTATTAGGACAAACAAAACCAAGGCTTTACACACCCTTTAGAGATGATCTACCAACAAAGGGGCAAGAACTAATCGACTTTGCTAATAGTTTGGATATGCCGTTAATGCCTTGGCAAGAATTAGTCGCAACTGAGGCACATCGAATTAAGCCTGACGGTCGGTGGGCTAATAGCCAGGTGGTTGCGCTGGTATCTAGGCAAAACGGCAAGTCGCACTTAATGAGATTACGAATAGCGCTTGGTTTAACCGAATGGGGCGAGAAGTTGCAGATCCTCTCAGCTCATAAGTTGGCAGTATCACTAGAACACTTTAACCAGGTAGTAGAACTGTTTGAGAATTACGATCACTTAGCCAAACAAGTCAAGAAGCTACGCCGGGCTAATGGGCAAGAAGAGATACAGATGTTATCGGGGGCTAGGTTCAAGGTAGTAGCTAATAACTCAGCTGGTAGAGGTTACGCTGGTGCTGAAACGATCTACCTAGACGAATTACGAGAGCATAAAGACTATGCCGCTTGGTCGGCAATCACTAAGACTCAGTTAGCAGCTACAAACCCAATGCTTATGGGATTTAGTAACGCTGGCGACTCTACTTCAATAGTGTTAAACCAATTACGCGAACGCGGTATGGCAACTATGGCAGGTGCTAAAGATTCTTTGCTTTGGCTTGAGTGGTCTGCTCCTATGGGTTGCAGTCTTGACGATATGAGCGCCTGGCAATCGGCTAACCCTGCCTTGGGTCGGACAATTCACATAGATAACCTAATGGCTACAAAGAACGAACCCGAAGCAGTCGTGCGTACTGAGTGTTTATGCCAATTTGTAGAAACCTTGCAGTCACCTTGGTCGCCTGCTGCTTGGTCTAGTTGCGCTGACCTAGATCTAAACCTAGAGCCAGGCACACAGACATACTTCGCCTTTGACGTAACCCCTAGACGTAACCACGCAGCTCTAGTTGCAGCTCAGGTCTTACCTAATAGCAAGATAGCAGTCGGGTTGGTGCAAGAGTGGAAATCTGAGACCGCTATTGACGATCTTGAAATGGCTAATGGGGTTGCTGAGTGGTGTCGTATGTATGACGTAACCGAGATCCAGTTTAGTAAGAACACAGGTAGCGCAGTTGCTAGTCGGCTTAATGCTGCTGGCATATTGGCTAAAGCTATTGACGGTCGTGACTTTGCTTTGGCTTGCGATCAGTTACTTAATGCTATGGAAGCAGGCAGAATTACCCACGGTGACCAGCAAATACTTAATCGTCATATTGCTGCTAGTGCCAGGATCAACTTTGCTGACGGTGGCTGGATAATTGGCAGACGAGCAAGTAACGAAAACGTCACAGCTGCCGTTGCTACTGCTATGGTCGTGTCAGTTGCGACACGCCAGTATTCTGACGTAGATATTATTGTGGTGTAACCGCTTGCAGTATGTTACAATCTCTTACAATGGGATTTTTTGACGCCTTAAAGGCAACACAAACTATGTCACATATTGACAGTCAATCAACTGCCGATCTAGTGGCAGCTCTCGCGCCTGCAAATCTAATACAGCAGGCAGTATTTAATTACGGACTAGCTCCAACTATTAGTCGTGATCTTGCAGTCCAAGTGCCAGCAGTTGCAAGAGCCAAGAACATAATCGCTGGAACTATTAGTTCTATTCCATTAGAAGTACGATCACGCATTGACGGATCTGTATTAATGCCACCTAAAGTAATTAACCAGCCTGATCCTAGAGTGCCTGGACAAACAATTTACAGATTACTTGTTGAGGATTTAATTTTTTACGGTGTTGCTTATGGTCAAGTGCTTGAAGTGTATGAGGAATACCCAAACCGTATTAAGTCTTGGACTCGCATAGATCCAATTAGAGTAGTGCCTGAATTAAATGCACAAGGTACAGAGATCGTTGCATACGATTTAGATCTAGTTGGCAAATTACCTACACAAGGTGTTGGATCATTGGTAGTATTTAGTGGCGACGAAGGCATACTAACTCGCGGTGGTCGCACAATTAAGACAGCCCTAGAATTAGAAAAGGCTGCATACAACTTTGCATTAGAGCCAACACCTACTATCGCGCTTAAATCAACTGGGGCTAATTTACCAGCTGAGCGTATTAGCAAATTGCTAGAAGCCTGGAAACAATCACGTCAAACGCGTGGCACAGCTTTTCTTAATGCAGATATTGAAATGACGTCTGTTGGCTTTGATCCTAAGTCTTTGCAACTTACCGAAGCACGTCAATACCTTGCAACTGAGATCGCTAGACTTATGAACATTCCTGCCTGGTACGTTTCAGCAGATACTAACTCAATGACTTACTCAAACGTAACGTCAGAACGTAGGGCTTTAGTTGATTTTAGCCTTCGCCCAATACTTACACAGATCGAACAACGTTTAGATCAACCAGATTTTACTCCACAGACGCAAACAGTCAGATATGCGCTTGACGACTTCTTGCGTGGTAACCCACTAGAGCGCGCACAAGTCTATGAGGTACTAAACCGCATAGGTGTTCTATCAGTAGATGAAATACGCAGAGCAGAGGACTTAGTATTATGAAATTAACAATGCCAGTAGCAGTTACAGCTGCCGATAGTGACTCACGCACAATATCAGGCACGATAGTTACCTGGAACGAGCAAGGCAGAACGTCAGCAGGTTTAACAAAGTTTGCAAAGAACTCTATTGCCTTAAAGTCTGTCAAATTATTTTTAGAACACGATCGTACAAAGCCAATAGGTAAAGTGCTTAGCTATGACGAAACCGAGGAAGGCATTGAAGCCGTATTTAAAATCGGTAAGACTAGCGCTGGATCTGACGCATTAGTAGAAGCTGCCGAAGGATTACGCGACGGCTTTAGCGTAGGCATTATGGTTGATGAGTATGAAATTAAAGACGGTGTAATGGTGATAACTGCCAGCACACTTGATGAAGTATCGCTAGTCGAAAGCCCTGCTATTGACAGCGCAAGAGTTTCTGAGGTAGCTGCCTCAGATGATCCAAACACAGAAAAGGAAGGGTCAGATATGACCGATACTCCAGAAGTTGCCGCTGATACTGAGGTATCGGTAGAGGCAGCAGAAGTAAAGGCAGCAGCTCCAGTTGCTCAGCCTTTGACTTACACTCGCCCACGCTCTCCAATCGTGGACAAAGCTACATACTTGGAACACTCAGTACGCGCAAAATTGGGCAACGAGGATTCTCGCCAATTTGTTGCGTTCGCTGACGACACCACTAGCAATAACTCAGGCTTGATCCCAACACGTCAGCTAACAGAGATCGTTAACCCTCTATCAAACGCTGATCGTCCAATGATTGACGCAATCTCACGTGGCGCACTACCTGACGCAGGTATGAGCTTCGAGATTCCAAAGATCACAGCAGTACCAACTGTTGCAGACATAAATGAAGCCGATCCAATTACTGAAACAGGTATGACAAACTCTTTTATTACTGTAAACGTAAACAAGTATGCAGGTGGACAAACTTTCTCAGTAGAATTACTAGATCGCTCAAACCCAGTATTCTTTACTGAATTGGTAAAGCAAATGGAGTTTGCATACGCAAAGGCTACAGACGCTTTCGTAGCAACTAAGCTACAAACTGACGGAACCCTTAACGCTACTGCTAGGGCGAATGACAAAGAAGGTATTGTTGCTTATGTAGCAAGTGCCTCAGCTGCAGTTTATGCAGCTTCTCTTGGTTTTGCTCGTAACTTGGTAGTCACACCTGACCAATGGGCAAACATTATGGGATACAACGACGCAGGTCGTCCAATCTACACAGCTTCACAGCCACAAAACGCTGCTGGTGCTGTAAGCCCAACTAGCTTACGCGGTAACGTATTAGGTTTGGATCTGTATGTAGATCGTAACTTTACAGGCTCAGGCGGTGTTGGTACTGCTGACTATTCAATGGTCGTAGTAAACCCAGACGCTTACACCTGGTACGAGTCCCCACGTATTCGTCTACAAACCAACGTTGCCTTAAATGGTCAAATTGAGGTTTCATACTACGGATATGGCGCACTAGCAACCAAGATCGCTGCTGGCGCAAACTGGTTTAACCTAACCTGATAAGTAACACAAACTAGATCGAGGGGTGGGCGTGTTCTCCCGAGCGCTCACCTCTCATTAAAGGAGTAGATATGCCTTCAATAATCACAGCCACCCAGCTGAGATCTGTTCTTGGCGTATCCTCATCACTTTACAACGACGCATATTTAGATCAAATAATAGATACAGCCGAGGCAGTTATTCTGCCTATGCTAGAAAAATATGCGGCACCAATCGGGAGTACTAAACTTTCAGATAACATAGCAATCTTTACTACTCTTGGCGAAAACGTATTTAGCGTTGGTCAATCAGTAGTTATTACAGGTTGTGGCTCACCTTACAATGGCACTCGCACGATCTTAGATGATGATAATTTAGGCGAGTATTCGTTTGCTGCTGCAATTACAAATGCCGATATTAACGAAGCAAACGTAATTCCAAGTGGTCTAGCCACCCTATCGGGAGCTTCTACTTATGTAGGCAACGACGCTATTGAGTCGGCAGTTTATGTTGTAAGCGTTGAAGTATTCCAATCACGTACCGCAGCTGGTGGGCAGATAGAGGGCGTGGACTTTGCACCAACTCCGTACCGTATGGGCAGAAGCCTCGTCAATCGTGTCCAGGCTCTACTTGCGCCGTTCATTGATGTCGAGTCGCT